AAGGGAAACTATAAGAAATGGAATCTCATCACGCTCAGAGATATTAAGAAGGGAGAAGAACTCACGGTTCGTTATACGTTTTACAATATTTAGAAATGGGGCGGAAGCAGTTATCGACGGGGAACGGCCTCGTAGCTGTTACAATGCGCTTCCCAACCTCAGAGAAAAGAGCATTGTAGTGGCATCCGTAAATTATGAATGATCCTTTAGAAAAAATTTATAATGATTTATTTGACCATAGTATGCACCTGATGAAGGAACACAACTTGCCCGTGGAGGCTGTAGCCGGGTCCCTGATGGCCATTGCCATGCGACTGTATCGAACGAGCCTGTCGGAGGAGGAGTTTAATAAAATGAAAGAAGTGATTCTTGATACCGAGGTTGAAGCTTTTCCTAAACGGAGCCTTCATTGAAACCCAAACAACAGATTGAAGTGTTAAAAGACACGATCCAATGGTTTAAAAAACAGATCGAGCCGCATGATTGTGGCTGGATGTACACCACGATCGATGGACTTGAACACCGGATCGAGGTCCTAAAAGAAAAATTAGAGAATGAAAAAAAATCCTAAATACAACTACGTCCGGGGTACGGTGAGCACGGACCACGGAGCACGGAACTACGAGATCGCTGGATTTAAATTGCCCAGCGTTACAACAATCCTTGCACGAACGAAAGATCAATCGTATATAAGGCGCTGGAAGGAAAAAGTTGGTGAACAAGAAGCAGAACGAATCAAGAATTTATCTAGCAAGCGGGGGACTAGCATGCACAAGTTCCTGGAGAAACACATCAGGAACATTGGGTATGAAGACCTTACGGAAATTGGTGTCCAAGCCAAACCGATGGCTCAAAAGATTATTGAAATAGGATTCACTCCTATTACAGAATACTACGGATCAGAAGTTACATTATATTATCCCGGACTCTACGCCGGATCAACCGACCTGGTCTGCATGCATAATGACCTGGAGACTGTGGTTGACTTCAAGCAAGCCAATCGTCCTAAAAGAGAAGAATGGATTGAAGATTATTACTTACAGGCAGCAGCTTATGCCATGGCTCATGACTATGTTCATGGCTCTAACATTGGACAATGTATAATAATGGTATGTACTCCTGACCTATATTACCAAGAATTCAAGTTTTCCGGGCTTGAATTAAGATCATGGAAACATAAGTTTTTAGCAAGACTCAACGAATATTACGAATTAATACAAGATTATAAGGAAGAAGTGCATATTGACACCAAAGAATTATTGGCAGAATTCGAAGAAAACAAAATTAAGGAGGGGATATGAGAGAAGCAGGCACAATCAGAGAAAGACTCTTTCAGGCATTGATCAAGCGTTATACAGCTGAGCAAGAAGATGCTCTGGTCAAGATTGACGCTCTAATGATGAATCATACTGTTATTCCGGATCACGTAGACATAACGGGACAGATTGATAAATTACTTGCCAAAGTCTCTTTTGCCGCTGAGAAGATGGCAACATTGAGGCGCTATTACGGCACAAATTAGGCAGAAATATGTTCAAAATAAGGCAGCGAATCTGCATATAGAGATGTGGGAGATTTTTTTACTTTTGAAAAGTATAAATAAGTAAAAAAAAGTGGAAAAGTGTCCAAATCGTCTAGAAGTGTTGATTTTATTGATCAAAGTGTGGACACTTTCTTGACAAAAACATGAAAAATGGACACAAATTTATGTCCATAGCAAGAAAGGCCTACGCGCGCGCGTAAAAAGGTTTTTGAAAAGTAAAAAATGTCCCACATCTCTATATAGCATGGTATAACACATGATGCCCAAAAGAAGACAAAAGAGAAAAATGCAACAAGAGATTATAACAGGATCTTCTCCTGTTAAATTCCCTTATAATAAATATCGTATTGAGTGGTCCGATATCTCTTCTGATTCTGGATGGGCTTCGGATAAAGAATTTGATCGAATGAAATTGGCTATGCCTGTCAGTGAAGGATGGCTATATGAGAAGAATAAAAAAGTCATTAAGATCTTTGCCAGCTATGATACTGATGATGATGGTATCCAGTTTGGAGAGCGTACCGTTATTCCTACCTCTTGCGTTAATAAAATGATTAAGTTAAAGTAATGGAAGACGTCTCATTCGGAGGACTTAGTGAAGAGATGTATAATATTTGGAAGGAGGATTTAATGCCTAAGAAAAAGAAAAAAGCTAAAAAGAAAAAGAAAAAAGCTAAAGCTAAGAAGAAAAAGAAAAGATAGTTAAGATGTGGAATCCAGACCTACTATTTAAAATAGGAATGGTAATATTTTTTATTACTGCTCTTTGGGTTTTGAGTGTGATTCCTCACTGATAGGTTCAAGTTCATCTTGAAGTTTTTGAGAGAGATTTTTAATAGGAGATTTAGGTGTCGGATTGGCAACAATATTTTTTGGTACTTTTCGGTTTTTCTTTCGTTTGGTTTGTGATTGTTTTTGGTCCAATAATGGTTTCTCGGGGGTAACGTTTAAAATTGGTGCATAGTCCTCTAAAATTTGTTTCATTTTGTGTTCTAGTTCTTGCTCTGACATGTCTTCTAGTTTCCCATGTTTTATTATTTTTCGTTCTATGTATAATCCTGCTGCCTTGCCTCGATTGGTTTCAGCGTTTACTGCAGAGGAAAAGCTCCCTCTCTTTAAAGCGGCATCCTTAATTCTTGCTAGCTCAGCCAGGTGTCCATCATAGGTGACTTTGAATTTTTCAAGTCTTTCTTCTTTGAGTTTACCTACATATTGTACGACCAGGGGACTGAGTCTGGGATTCATAAGTTCTGATCCTTCAGATCGAGCTCTCTTCACGCTATAGCCAGCAGCGATGGCTGCTTCGGCCTGAGTCATAGGTCCATCTTTGCCCCCGAATACTATAAACTCGGCGAATCTCATCTGCATTTCAGTTAATCTTTTAGGAACACCCATATTTGACAATTTAAGGTAACATTGATAAAAAGTCAATGTGAATGAAGAAAGTTTGTATTATGGGAGAAATGAGAAAAGATAGAGAAAAAGGATTGCCGAATGATGCAGCGGGTTTGATTGATCATTACAGGCATGAGGTAAGGAAAGGACAGGAAGCCTATGATGAATTGCTTAAGGAGGTTAACATGTTGAGAGGAACAAAACAAATTGTGGAACGTTTGTCTGGGGAGTTTAAGAAGATGAAGAAGCGTGCTCAGGAAGCTGAAACCGAAACTATCCTCGTTAAGGGGATAGGTATAAATTCCCCTGAGATGAAAAGTCTAAAATCAGAAGTTGAAGCTCTCAAACAACAATTACATGTGGATAGGGAAAAATATAAAAGAGAGAATAATGATTTATATAATAGGATTGCGGACGCACTCGAGGTCAATGAGTCACATCAAAAATATAATGGAAAATTACAAGAAAGATTGACAGAGTTAGAGCAAGAGAATATAGAGTTGCATGCTGAGAATAAAAAGATACACAACTATTTAGATGCAAAAATGGATAAGGCCAGAAAATCAGGCATGTAATGTTTGTTAAAGATCTTCAACAATTCTTAAGTAAATTTACCGAGGCTACTCGTGATGGTAAACGTCAAGGCAATACTGTTTCAGAAGCTAAAGTTTATGTGGAGAAGAATGGTTTTTTGGAAGAGATTGTAAGAATGGAAGTGCATACAAACGATGGAACGTTGATTGGTCAACCGAGTCATCGCTTAGTTCTCAAGACTGGAAACCATAGAACATTGAGGATGCCTGATAAGTTAAGGGGCATCTTTTAACAAGCAGTAGCTACTTTGAAAAATGCACTTACATCTGAACGAAAATTATATAAAGATCTTAAAAAGAATACACCTTCCATCCTCTGGAATCGTATTGAAAACCTTAGCTTACTTGGCATGCCTGATGTGTTGGGTTACAATACTTCTGGCCAGTTTTTCACTATCGAATTAAAAGTCGCGCGAGGGAACAAACTCAGATTTTCTCCGCATCAAATCTCGTGGCATGTTACCCATCCTAAACATACATTTATTCTAGCCCGGACCCTCGGTCCGTGCTCCCTGAAACTTATTCCAGGATCCAAGATCCAAGAGCTTGTAACTATGGGCCATGGCCCATGGCCCTCCCTTACTTGGCTTGAGATTTCTGAACTCTTAGAGCTTGTGGCTTGATGCTATGGGTGCTTGGCGCTTGACGCTTGGTGCTTGCCGCTTGTTGCTTGCTGCTTGCAGCTTCTTCCCGATATCCATTCTCCCTGGCCCATTGTTCATGGAGCTCTTCAATGATTCTAGTGTTTCGGATATGTGACATTGGGGACCTCCCTGTCCCAGCATGCGCGGCAGCTCTTGCATTGGTTGCCCTGATCCGAGGCCGGGCAGGTCTTGCTCTTCGAACTAACAGCGCTGGTCCACGGCCACCAGCTGGCGTTTTTACCGTCGATCATATGACC